CCACTGTTTTTGCAACAGTCGAGGTTACTCCCATATAATCCAAAGCAATGTTCATTTTATCTTGAAGACTACCTGCAGCCTTAACCGAAGTTAAAAACTGCTCACGCCCAGCATACATAGTTTTTGCTGCTGCTAATGTATTTACAACAAAAGTTTGTGTCGCCATTATTGCACTTTGTGCTTTAAGAATGGCATTGTTTACTGATCCGGCTTTCCAAACAAGTGCAAGAACACCAGCGAGCCCAACCATTACAGGAATGAAATATCCTCCTGTTAAATCATTAAGTTCTAAAATTAAGTTTGCAAACCCATGCATAAAGTCCAAAACTGGCATAAACGCAACAGCAAAAGCTTGTCCAATTTGTGTCATTTTTTGTTGAAATGTTTGAGCTGCTTGCGCCCTTTCTTCCAACTTAGCTGCCTCTGCATTTGCTCCGCTTGCTTTTGCTTGCATATCATCATAAGCATTAGTGGACATACTCAAGATCTTGTTTGCCTCAGCCATATCAGAAATACCTGCTGCAGAAGCAATCGCCTGCTTTTCAAATCGATTCAAATTCTCATAATTCTTTCCAGAAAGTTCGATTGATTTAATAAGCAGCCTTATTCTCTCGTCTTCTGTGGCATTGAGAAGATCCATAGAATTGACAACACCACCACCAAGTATAGCATTTAGCTTACCTGCTGCTGTTGCAGCACCTTCAAATGTATCGTATTGCTTTGTTATAGACATTAGGGTGTTCATTTCGACACCTGTGGCTTTTGCTGCTGCTGACATACCCTTGAATACCTTAATGGCGTCTGTGCCGTATTTAGCTAGCTCTGCAGAGGCTTGATTGAATTGGTTTGATATAATGTCAGCAGAAACTCCAATTGCATCTCCTAAATTAACCAATTCAAGACTTGCATTATTAGCCATTACTGTTGTCATTCCCATGCCTTGGATCATATTATCGAATTGTTTTGCCCCAGTTTCTGTATCAACTCCTAGTACTTTCATTCTGGCTGTAGTTGTAGCCAGTGCTTGTTGAGTTTGGGCGCTCATTTGATTAAAGCTAGAAAGATTTTTATGCATACTTCCAATTGCTTCGCTAGCAGTATTTGCATCTACACCAAAAGTTTTATTTGACTCTTGCATGTCATAAAGCATATCATTATACTGCCCAGTTGTTGCAGTAACTTTTGATAAATTAGCCTGAGCAGAATCGAAAGCAGTAAACAACTGCATTGTCGCTTTTTCCATCTGGAGAAGTCCAGAAGCAAATAAAGCTTGAGGCTGTAATGCTCTTTTCATTTCTTCTGCAAGATTCGCAAATCCTTTACCTCCAGAAAGAAGCATTTTTCCTGTAAAAGAGTCTTCTAGATTTTTTCCAAATCCTTGATTATCCAAAAATCTTTTAAATGCATTTCCTGCTCTTTTTGCTGCCTCTGCTTCAACCTGTAATCTTGCGATTCTCTCTTTTTGTATTAATAATTCTTGTTCAGATATCGTTCCAGCTTCTATTTTAGCTTTCATTTCTTCTTTAAGAGTACTAATCTCTGCTTGCCTGGCTTTATCAACCTTATAGATAGATTCTTCAATAACTTTATTATAGGCAGTGATGGCATTCATTAGTTCGCCAGCATTCTTTTTTGCATTATTCGCGGCTTTTTCTTGCTCTTCTTTAGATTTTGATGAAGAGTTTTCTAATTCTGTCTTAAGTGCTTCTTTTTCGTCATCACCCATAGAAGAATTATCAATTACCCTTTTTAATGCTTTTAATAATGCGTCATTCATGTCTTAATATCCCCTTATCTAAACTTAAGCGGCCACTTCATGCCCGTCTTTCTCTCGAAATCGTGTATTGCTCGCTTGAGGCGATACTTTGAACGATATGTTTTAGGATCATTGAGTCCATATTTTGTATATACTTTATAATAATCTTTTTCGTGCACTAGAGCCTTAGCAAATGCTCTGATTTCTGGAGTGGTTCCTTTAACGATAATTGGAACCTTTTCTCCACCAAACATTTTTGTCATAAGTTTTTTGAGAGTAATCCCAAAAGTACCTATAAAGCCTTCATTAAGCTTATTAGCAAAATCAAATTCAAATTTATCCATATATTAGCCCAAAATTCCTTATCATAAATAGTGTATATACAAAGAAAGCAGAGACTTTCATCTCCGCTTTACTTCCTTTTGGCTTTTTGCATAGCTTTTTTATTGGCTTCTGCTTCATCTTTGATTTGTTTAGTCAATCTTTCTAGAAACCAAGTCCTCAAAGAAACTGGAAGGCTATATGCCTCTATGAAACTCCATCCTCCATAATATTTCAGAAGAAAAAACTGCTCATAGACTTGTTCCATGTACTCAGATGTCAGGCCAAAAAAACTGTGCCGATATAGGCACTTCAACCTCCTGTTCATATCCACACTCTCTGCATTCAAAATCATGCTTTAAATTAAGAGCAGGGGAGATTTTCATATAAGAATCACGAAGAAACTTAGAATCTCTAACAGGAAGATTGTCGATAAATCTAAAAACTTGCTTTAGATCTCCTACACCATTGATTGAATTAGTAAACGTTTTAAATTGATCTGTCAGCATTGCTTCTGCTTGCCTTCTTTTTCTACGTTGTTCTAATCTTTTTGCAAATGCTTTTTCTTCTCTACCAGTCATAAGTCTGACTTCAAATACAGCCTTTGTCACTGGAAGGGTAATATAATAATATCCAAATTCATTCGGCCCAGTAATTCCATCAGATTCTTCATATGATCCGTCATATGAATCCTTAGCTTCAAGCAAATCAATATCACATTTGTTCTGGGATGTACAGTTCGGACAAGTCACGGCAGTACTATATTCATTTCCATATCCAGAAATTCTTGCAGCGATAATAAGAGCATTTTTATCTCCAACTAAAAGTTGATCAGATGTAATTCTCTTGTCTACTAATACAGATTCCAAGAAGCGATCAATTGCAACTCCTTGTTTCAGCAGAGTTTTCGATGAAAGAATATCTTCTTCTTTCGCTGTCATGTGTCTAATCTCAACTGCTTCCACTCCATGTAGCGGATGTCCAGATGGATAGAACTTACCTTTTGACGGAATCTCAACAAATTCTGTTGGTGAAACAAAGTTCAATCCCGTTTGCCCCATTTGTGGTAGAGAAGGGGCAGGGCTGTTAGGTTGTTCAACAGCCCCTGTTCTCTCGTCGTTATTTCTCATTTAACCTCCAAAGAGAATGTAATTATTAGTCTTGTCTTGCCGGTACATCACCTACAGGCTGTCCATATCCCATAGTTGGTTTTCTAGCAGGATCAACATTAAGTGTGCCCGGTACAACTGCATCTGTGCCGTTCAATTCAGCAAAATCATAACGAAGTTCAATAGTAATTTCTGCTAAATCATCTCCATCATAATCTAATTCACTAAACTCGATCTTTTTAATCCAAGCATTATATAATTTCCAAGATTCCAAAATTGTTCCTTCGTCATTATAGCCATTGGCACCACTATCAGCTACCACGCCACCACCAGCACCGAATGAGTCTGTACCTGGGCGAGTATTAGGTTGTGATGGATCAGCAATACCACCACCGCCAAACATACAAATAACAACATCCCCAAGAGCTGTGATTCCTGCTTGTTTGGTAATAGTTTGTGTCGCTTGTTGTACGTCTTTAGGCAAGGCATAACCTGAAGCATAAAGCATTTGCTTCAAAGTTTCTGCTGCGTCTGGATTTGCAACATCTACAATTGTGAAAGAAACGGTGTTATATGTAACACGTCCCGGAAAATAAAACGTATGATTAATAAATTTGTGTTCAGCTTCAGCCACCTCATAACTGGGGCGGTTAACTTTCTTGATAGTCCAAGCTGGTATACCATCAATTAGCAGTTCCCATCTAAACTTACGTTTAGGTTCTACTATTTTTTCATTCCAAAAAGCCATTTATAAATCCTCCAAATAAATTCGTTTCATAGTAAATAGTGAGGGCAAATTTAAACAACACTTGCCCTCACTATTTTTTTATCCATTAGTCATCGAATGATGCACCTTGGCTTGTTACGACAAAATCGATTGCAATAAACTCAACTGCTTTAGTTGGTTTTACATAGATTTTAGCATACATAGTGTTTCTATCAATAAGATCGGCAGTAGTAGTAGTTGTGTCAAGAACGACTTTAAAGTCTTCCAAGCCATAACCAGCCTTCACTGATTCCAAGAAAGGAACAACTTGTGAGTTAAATCTACCCCAAGTTTGAGTGATGTTTGGCTGGAATACCAATCTAGCAGCAATATTAGAAATTCTCTTCTTGATATAAATCATCATTCTTCGAACATTGATGCGATCCAAAGCAGATGGAGTTGCTTGAAGTGTTTTTTGTCCGAAAATTACAATACCTTCTGCTGGAAATTGAGCGATAGGATTGATGTTATTTTCATAAAGAGAGTCACGATTCTTCGAAGACAATCTTTGAGACACTGCTACAACTGGCAAGCCACCACGCCCTTCAGACAATCCACCTCTAGTGAAGCCTGCAGGAGCAAACCATACTGCTTGTGTTGCTTGTCCATATGCCATAGCACCAAGAGCAACTACAGAAGGTGGACACCAAGTAGGCAATCCAGTGATAGGAGCACGAACTTGTACCCAAGGATAATAAGTGGCTGCATAGGAAGAATTATAGCCTTTTTGTTTGATGGCGTTAACTGCTTCCGCTACTGTATTTCCACTAGATACTCCATTTCTGGAAGATTCTGACGCTGTGCTTGATTCGTGGCGTGGGGTATACGCTTTAGGAATATCGATGACAGCCATAGCATCTCTACGTCTTTCACAAGTATAAATCATATGATCTGTAATTCCAGCATCAGTTACACCGGGAATAGCCAAAAGATTCATATCAACCAATTCAGGATCAGCTACGGTATCAACTGCTCTCATTAGAGTATATTTCTCATAAGAAGTAGCAGCAGTAGAGCCAATAACTCCAGAACGATTATTAATCAATGGTTCCATTTCAGTTACATCAAGTCCATCAAAGCCGCCATATAAATTCATTGTAAATTTATCATACCCAGCATTGATAATTGCTTCAGTACCTGATACGGCAGTCCAAGAAGTACCTAGTGCTCTAGAGCCAGATACATAGATATATCCAGTTTCAGGACGTGTGGCATCGATTGCACCAGAAACATCATCCAAAGAGAAAACAAAAGAATGTTCCATATCTCCTGATTTATCCCAATTATCGCTTGAAATATCTTTAGCCATTGCTTTGCTTACATCATAAAAGCTGCTATCGAAAACAACAGAACTACCTTGTCTTGTGAAATCAATTCCAAAATAACGATCTGTAGGATCTGACAAGCTAGATAATGAAGATGATCCAACCAACTTTAAAGAAGGCCATTCATATTTGACAGTCATACTAGAAGAAATGGCACCACTAATAAAAATACAGTCTGCTGTTCTTGCAGCAAGATTGTTACCATCAACCACAAAAGCGGATGCACTGCAAGACTGCAGCCAAGCGGTATCTCCATCGCCATCGGAGCCTTTATTGGTAATTGTCACAGATCCAGGCTTAGGTGCTCCAAAAAAGCCAAATGGTACCAATTCTTCTGTTACAGATCCTTCATCAACTTCTGATGCCATCTCAACACGAATATATTTGGACATGTTTGGATGAGCTCCAAAATAACGATATCGTTTTTCTGTATCGCTCCACTCTGCATATTGATCACCAATACGAGCAGCAATATAATTTGGAGATGCAGGGTTTAGGCTCAATCCAGTATAAGACTCAACTGGCTGAATTGCAGCATCAGTATCTGACATATTGCGAATTTGAACATCAAAAGTCCCATATCGATTAGCATCAGAAGAAGCATTTGGTAAACGAATGTTTCTAATAGAGATTTTCAAATTTCTTTGTGTCCATTCGGCTTCTTCTAAAGAAACAAAGCGGAAAAGCTTTTGCATATTTTCTGGGTTGTATGATGCTGTAAGGGCAGAAGTATCTTGTCCGATAATCCATCCAGTTTTTGAAGGTTGGGCATCATAGGTGTGATCTCCATAATATTTAGAACCAGAAACCAATGGCGCAGTGAATGCCCAAATTGTACTACCAGTCAATTGATCGGCAATTAATTTTTGAACATTATCTTCAAAAGTTTCACCAAGCCAATATTTCGCTGAATTATTTGCAGATGCGGCAACAACACTAGTATTTGTATTGTGGGGAGTAGTATTGAATACTTTTCTTACAAATAATCTAGAAGATGGATCGAAATTAAATGCAAACGTTTCTAGGGCACTTTCAACAGAAGAAGACGCATCAGATCCGCTAACTACCAATGCTTTGTAATTTCCATCTGTAAACTTAACCAATGTTCCGGCAGCTTGCCCTGTATCTGCACTACTTCCTAGAGTACCAGACAAAACAACACCAACATTTTCCTCACAATAGAAAACAGCACCAAGAGTGCCTGTCAATGTTGCAACATCAGAGCCTGAAGGAACAATCCAAAGTCCCCAAGCTCCACCTTTTCCAGCGCCAGCAGTACCACTTGTTGGCACATTCCAGCCTGCTTCTCCTGAACCAGCTTCAGCAGTTGACGATTGTTTACCAACCAAACGAAGAATAGTGGCTCCACCTTGATTAGCCAACCAAGCATTAGCGGCAAAAGCTGCGTAAGAAGGTGCAGAGAAATTACCATTACGAGAAATATCTCCTGATTCTCTACCAGTAATTGCGTCACCAAAGATTTCTGACAACTCCAACAAAGAGTCTACTTTTACGGGGCGCATTGTAGGGCCTCGTTGGAATCGTCCAATAATTAATGGGCCGGGTTCTGCAGCAGGACGAGTTCTGCGAGATTGATCGATTTCGGCAATCTGAACACCGGGAGATACAAATCTAAATTTATCAATTGACATGTCATTTTCTCCTTTGTTAAAACAGTCATAGTTTTTATTATAAAACTTTCATAGTAAATAGTGATTATTTTATGCAAAGGAATTTATACAAAATCATTTTTATTCTTTGTAAAAAGGATCAGTACCAGTCTTGTTAGTTCTATCGTGTTTATCAGAAAGTGCTACTCTTTCTCTCGAAACTTTTACATCTACGATACTTTCATACGATTTTGCCATATTAGAGTTTTCGTTATCATTTGCGCCGATTAAATATCCTAAAACTTCGACGTTTAAAGTTGAATTAAATATTCTTTCTTCTTCATCTAATTTGGCAGTATTATTTTCATTGGCAAAAGTGTTATCAATAAAACCCTCAAATAAATGATTATCATGAGATAGTGTAAAGTATTTACTATTTCTACCAAGCCTAGATTGCCCAGAGATAAAAGGAGTAATTAATTGGTTCATTTGTTGCATGTATTCTGTTCTTATGTGTACTTCATACTTAACCATGACATATACCGGTATAGGAATATATATCGTCTCATATACAACTTTTTCTTTAGCATTTAATGGGCGAGTATCAAACATTGGAGAAATTTTTGATGGAAACTTTCTTTCTTGTTTAAAAAACTTTTCGTCAATACCCACATCATCATTTCCACCATATTTTTGAATATTTTGTGCAGACTTGAAATTGTTTGTTTTGTCTTGGACAATTCTTCTTCTTACAGGAATCCAGCCACCATCTTTATAATCAGGAATATTGGCTGGAATTGGTGCTTTTGTAGGATCTCTAGTCATCTCTTTTCTTTCGATTGTGATAATTGGAATCGACAATAGCCCTTCTTTGTCTCTTAAGGTTAGATCATTTTTAATCTGAAACGTTCTTTCTGCGCCTACCCATATAATTGGAACCGGCTTGAATCCTTGATTGGTGCTAGTGTGCAAGTTTAGTCCAGTGATATACTTGTACATTGCCATATCAATAGTTTCAATTGTTGAAGGCTGAAAGCTCAATCCATTTTCATATTTATTCGCCATTGAATACCCCTTGTCTTGCTCTTACACATTTAGCACTGATCTCTAATCTATGCTCAATCTGTCCATATAGTCTTTTTGGTTCCATAAGAGTCACAATCTGATAGAATAAGTCTCCGTAAAGAACAAAGTCTCCTTCTCTGACAAATAGATCTTGATCTTCTGTTAATCTTCTCTTGTGGAAATGAATTGTGATGCTTGATTGCTTATCGATTCCAATCTTCTCTGTATATGCTGATTGAATTCCTTCCCATTCAATAAGCGCTTGGACTCTGATTGGAGGAAGAAAGTTCTTCTCAATTGCTTCTCCATAGATTGGATGGAAGTCAGTTGTGTTATAATCAATAGGATAATATGCAATGGTTTGCCCAATGACTCTTTCGATGATTTCGTCATTGACTTGCTTAACAAGATCACGTTCCTTCTTCCCTGTGAATAAGGGAGGAGGTGGTGCTGTTGGCTGGCTCCATTTGTTATCCTTTTTTGACATACTGTCTTGCTCCTTCTTCTAGTACATTTGCAGTGTCTTCTAATTTGCCCATAGCCTTAAGTTGATCTAAGAAAATTGGATCTTTTGAATAGAAGTGGTTAATCGCATTAACCCTAGTTAATAGATTACTGGGAGGATCTTTGTGAGAATATTTATCTCCTTGTTTTACAGTATTAATTATCATGTGCGAATGCTTGTGATCTGGGAAAATGTACATTCCTTTGTGCAAAATATATCTACCATCTAGCATTGCAACACAAGTTAAAGGAAATTTTGTGATATCAGCTCTTCTCTCGTAATAATAAGTCCAAACATTAATTGCCATAGATTTGCTTTTTTCCGAATCTGTAGCGGTAAGTCCGCTTGGATTTGATGATGACGTTACGCCCGATCCCACCAAAGTACCTAACTCTATCGCCAAATCATAAAGAAATGGGCCGAAAGATGCTTTTTCTGGATTTGTAATTTCAGAATGAGTAACAAAGATTCCACAATCAGAAGCATATGAATCGTCAAGATCTACGAACCCTAATTCAGATCCGGAACCATCTAATGCCCTTATGGTATAGTATCCACCATCATTTTCAATCCTAAAAGTCATATCTCCAAGTTCAGATAAACCTTCAGAACCAAAACCCAATGCTGCTTCGTTCACAAAACGTCTCCAGTTTTCCATTATTAATCTATGTTTCATTATTTACGCCTGCTCCTCAATTGGATCTAGGCTAGCATCTAGCAAAGGAATTCCCATAGATCTACAATGTTCCATGATATCTTTTATTTCTTTTTGTCTAATTGCTTTGATATTTCGAAATTTTTCAGATTTCATATTTTTATACATCCATTTAAAATACCTGTGATTAACTTTGAGTACCACACCTACAGCCTTCCAATTATCGACAATTAATTCATTATATCCGCCCGGAGATTGCGATGGTTCTACAAATGTTTCTTTATCGTACATAGCATTATCTTTTATATTCGCTCTTTTTGCTAATCCGGATGAAGCATGTTTTTCAATATCTTCCTCTTCTGCGGTAGAAGTCCATTCAGTTTGTATGTCACCTGCAGCAGCATAAGATGTGTAGCCATCAACCAAAAGCCCTAAAGCCATGCCCAAACTATCTTCCATAGGCAAACCTAAGTACCCAATACAAGATAATTCATCTTTATGTGTAGAAGTAATATTTCCCCACGACTTTAAGTCACCAATGAGTTGAGGCTCTTGAGCGCTAGAGTCAGCAACCTTATGAACTCCGCCTACCCAATGAACTTTCTTGACTTCATTTTTGAAAAAATCTTGATCAGCCTTAGAATTCCATTCCCTTTTCCAATCTCGATCTGCTCTTAATTGGGCATCACTTCTACCTTCATCACCATAATACTTCCAAGAATCATCTTGAACTTCTTCGTTTACAAACCGTCTCCAGTTTTCCATTATTAATTTATGTTTCATTTTTATTATCCTATGAATATCGTTAAAGGAATTGCTTTCTGAAGTCCAGCAGCATTTTCCATAAAGTTTTTATCGTCTTCAGACAATTTGGTGTAAGTCAATTCATCTAAGACTTTAATTAATTCTTCTCTAAGAGCGTTCTGCTCTTCCTTTGCTTGTGACAAAAGAGAATCACCATTAAGAGAAACTTGTTCTCCCGGAATTGGAATTGAGTTTCCAAACTTCGAGCGAACTTGTCCTAATGTTTCTTTAGATAATGCCAAAGCATATCTCCTGATCCACTGTTTTCCAATTGCATTTATTTTGGCAAATGGAACATTTTCAAATGGCAAAGTGTTCATATTATTAACACCCAAGATACCAATATCTGGATCATTGCCAAGATAAGGTTCTTGCGGAATCGTAAATTCAATCCAATATTTTGTTGCCGAAACGCTGTTCGGAGG